TAGAGCCCCGCCAACAGCAACGAGGATTGCGCCGATACCTGCGAGTGTGGTTTTGATGTTTTTCATTTGCGTTTGATGGCTTTGTACAGTGCGACACAAGCGGCGGCAAGGCCAACCACGGCGGAAAGGAATCGGATTTGGTCGGTGAGCTGCGGAAGCATAGAGGCTCCGGTAGCTGCTGCCGATGTTGCCAGTGAGGCTACGAGTCCATTCGTTCCACCGCCGTGGTTGGTTGCGTCCATGTTACTCAGACTTTGGTTGGGCTGCTGCGATGATGATGTCGGCCAGAGGAACGCCCACCTTGGCGTTCTGGTAGCCACCGGCCTTGATGGCGATGTCGATAAGCTGGAGCAAGCTATTGGTCTGCTCCTGAGTCAGTGTAATGGTGATTTCCATATCAGGCGGCAATGTCGGCAGACACAGGCTGGTCCGCAACCAAAACCGGCTCCACCTGCGGCAACATCGGAGGGACGATCATCACCGGCGGCAGCCACGGATTCGGCAGACAGACAACCGGCGGGTTGATCTGATCGGCAATCTGCTGCGTGACGTTGAGTTCGATGGCCTTCTGATCGACGCCACCCGCAAACACCCACCCCAAAATTTGTTCTGGCTTGAGGTCAAGATATGGCGTGAATACAGACCCGCTGGGCGGAGCGAACGACGCGCTGCCGTAGCAGGTGCCGCTGTAGGTCTTTGCGTCGTCGCCGGTGCCGATGGTTTCAATGCCGTTGCAACGCCAATCGGCGGTGATGACGACATCGGTGAGAGTGCCTTCGGTCGGCTTAACGAGAAGGCGTTCGATGATCCAAGAGAGGGTAGGCATGGTAGTATTGGTTAGGCTACTGCGATGGTGGTGACGGTTCCGGAGCTTCCACGGTACTTTAACGCACCGGATTCGACGTAGAGTTGGCCCATGCCAGCGGGAGAAGTGGTCGGAGCGGTAGCGTTTGCAAGACCAATGACCTTAGCGGCAGAGGTTCCAAATGTAGCAACACCAACACCAAGGTTGCCATTGTTGCTGACTGTCATGTTTCCAAAAACATCAAAAAGCGTGGCAGGTGCTGCTGTTCCAATTCCAACAAATCCAGTGCTTCCGATAAAAAACCTCAAAGCAGCTGAGGTTACATCATAAACGAACCAGTTGTTTGCATCGTCGGAACTAAAACTTCTTCCAACCAAAAATCCGTTTGAAGCTCCTGCGGCAGCATTTGCAAAGGTTATTGAGTTCTGATTAGAACCCGAAAGGCGTAGTTGGTTTGAGGCTGTCGCAGAACTAACATCCAGTTTGTAGGCCGGAGAACGCCCCACGCCCAGCCCCGTGGAGTTCAACCGCATCGACTCAGCACCGTTAACACCAAAGACAATCGGAGTGTTTCCGGTGTTGAAAATCTCAAGCGCAAGAGCGGTAGTGCTTTCGGTGACAATCTGCGAAGCGTAGAGTTGACCGGAAATACCAGTGAAAGAATTTCCAGTGCATCGAATACCAAACGGAAGAGTTCCGTTGGTGATTCCAGAAGTCTGATAGGATGCTGCAATCGCTGAACCAATCGTGTTGGTGTTGAGTCGTCCAGCAACTCCGGTTGCGTTTAGATTGCTAAAAAACTGAGCAAGAGGAGTAGCAGTGCCAACGCCGACGTAGTTGTTCGTCGAATCAACCTTCAGCGTACTCGTATCCACCGTCAGATCGCCGGTGATGGTTGCGGAGGCGAGGGTGGCGGTTCCGCCGGCTCCCAAGAGCTGGTTGCTGGTGATCTTCTTCGTGGTGCCCGATGCAGCCATGCTGGTATCCGACACGTCGACAATAGGGAACACGTCGACGGCTGGATCGACTACGGTTATGGCCGCCAAGGCCGTGATTTTTGTGTCTGCCATAAGTTAGTTTGCTTGGATGATGAGTTTGCCTGTGTCCTCTTGGAGAAGGAAGTCACCGTTCTCCAAGTCTAAAGAGTCGAAGGTGCCGAAGGTGATGACGATTTTGGACGTGCCGTCCTCTAACCAGAGAAAGCCCTCGTCCTCGCGCAGTAGGTCACGCCGGATGATAGGCAGGTCAGCGCCGCCGCTAGCCCCACCGAGGGCTTGCTCGACGCCTAGTCCTAGGCCTAGTCCAAGACGCATTTTAGACCCACTTGCGGTTGTAGGCAATGATTGCCCCGGAGGATACAGCAACCGAGGTGAAGACGCCCGAAATCGAGTCGCCGGCCTGGATGGTCACGCCGGCAGGAAAGTTGGTGATGTTGGACGAGATGGCACCGAGGATGGACGTAGAAACAGCATGGATCTCCATCCAGTTGCCGGTCACAGTACCCGCGGAGGCGTCGATGTACCAGCCGCCAAATTCGCCGGCGAGCTGACGATTAGATCCAACATTCATAGGGTGAACTTCTGACTGCTCCTCTTTGTGCCACCTTGCCAACCGACCTGCAAGCGTGTACCGCCGCACTTAACTTTCACCTCGGGGTTATCCCGCTCGACCTCTTTCAAAAATTGGGAATCCTTCCAGCAATCGTACCCATACTTGGTACCCCAGGCATGGTAGAGAGTGGGATCGACACGCATCCGCAAGCGACCGATGCCATCAACGGCGCGGGCCTCGCGCTGCGAGTCCTGGGCAATGCGCTTTTGATCAATGCCGGCCTTGACCCAGTCCTTCTGGATGCCGGATTGGAATTCCTTAATGACGGCGCGGCGCAGTTCGCCGGGCAGGTCATCGAGAGCGTTGGCGATGACGGAGGATGCGGAATTGTGGGCCATGAGAAAAGGAAAAAGGGGGAGGCCCGGAGTGGACCTCCCCCGTTAAACTAAGACTAGCTCGCGCCGTTGAAGAAACCAAACCCATTCGGGTTCTTCACAACCAAGCCGGCAATGGCCTCGACGAGACGGGCAGGGCCGCCGCCGGCATCGGGCAGCTCCTTGACCTGCGGCAGCTTGGCGTAGCGAACCTCGACCATGTCCATCGGGATGACGTAGCCCTTAAAGGCCTGGGCGGACAGGGCAGTGCTGTTCTTGCCACCGATGAAGGTGGTCGGGTGCAGGATCAGACGTCCGAAGTCGCCCTCGAAGATATCGACAGAAACCTTGAAGGTGTCGGCCGATAGATCCTGATTGAACGTGCGCACTGAGGTAGCAGCAACCGTGTTGCTGTTGGTAGTGACCGAGGTGCCCGAGGCAGTGAGGTTGGTGAACGCACGCTTCAGCGTGGTGCCCAAGATACAGTCGTAGTCGCGGAAGGTGCCGGTGGCACCGTAGATAGCGGTCAGCACGTTCTGCGCGGTCGCCTCGGTGAACGAAGCAGAGGCCGTGGTGTCGACAGCGCCGGAGGCAGGCAGGAACACCGAGCCAGAAGCGCAAGCGCCGATGTTGGAAGCATTGGTGTTGTTCAACCAGTTGCCGAGCGAGCCGGTCAGGTACGGGTTGGTGCCGTTGTCAGCCTGGGCGGCTTGGTTAGTGCACATGAAGGTCGACTCCATGTCGCGCTTGATCTCAACGAGCTTCTTGGCAATGCCGTTGGCCAACTCATCGGTCACACCGGCGACGTCCTGAGTCTCGGCAATGAAACCGATGCGCAGGTCCCGGCGGAAGGCCTGACCGTAGTTGTTCAGGCGGGTCCGGTTCGCAACCGGGTTGGAAGCATTAGCAACGGTCACATCGGTGCCGTCGACAACACCGGCAAGCACGGGAGCGCCGTAATTGTCGACCTGCCAACTGAACTGCATGTTGCCGATGTCACGGCCCTTCGGGGACATGGACACGAACGGAGTCGACTTGGCGTCGACGATGGCGATGTAGTCCGCCAGATCTTCACGAGCGGACGAGGTGGAAGCGAGCGGCACAGAGCCGCCCTGGTTGGGCTGAAGTAGGGGCATGGTTTAGAGCATCCTTTTGAGTACTTGGGCTAATTCGGTGGTCGTCCCGGACTTCCTGAACTGCGACTTGGCGTTGTCCAGGCCGACCTTGGCCGCATCCTTCTTTGCAGGGATTGCGGTGGGTCGACCGGGCTGACTGGGTGCCTTGGCCAATGGCCGGGTGGCAGACGGCTTGCCCTTGGCGGACTCCTTCTCCAAGCGCAATTTGCGCCCAGCAATGAAGTCACCGACCAGCACCTGATACTCCGGCAGTGAGGCAATCTGCGGCAGTTGCCGCAGGACGGCCTGCGCCTCGGTGTATTCGGCGGCTGAACGGTCTTTCCACCAGGGGTAGAGCGTCTCGGCGATGGGCTTGATCTGTTGGTAGTTCTGCAGGAAGCGGGCGCGGTTTGGTATGTGCAGGTCGATGGCGTCTTCTACACGCCGCCTGATCTGCTTCACGTCCTCCGCGCTGTACTCCTTGCCCTCTACTTCGCAGCCGTCGATGTTGTCCTCGCACCACCGTTTCAGATTCCGGGCCTTGCTCCACTCATCGTTGAGCTTCGACACTTCCCAGACATCGGCAAACGGGTCTGCAGCGGACTGCACCGCGGTCGGCCTATCGTTGGTCTGCTCCAGCTTGGTCTTGGCGTCGTTGAGCTCCCGCTCAAGCGCCTCGGCTTTCTCCAACGCCTCTTTCTTCTGGCGCGTGAGCTTGTCGATGCGTTTGCGGTAGCCCAGCGAATTCTCGTCGCTGTTCTCTTCGGTCTCGGAAAGAACATCCTGCTCAGGCGACTCAGCCTGAGCGTCCGTTTGTTGTGCGGTCGGCTCCGCATCCTCGGCCTGATCGTCCACGGCAGTGGCTTCCGGCTCCGGCACTTGTCGCTCGACGGCTGACGCCTTCTCTTCCTCCCCGCTGAATCGTGTCTTCAGTAGCTTCGCCAACGCCGATTCGTCGAACTGCATCGGGTTGATTGGGGGCTGTGCCGTGTTTTGGGCAGGTTTCGCTTCCTGTGTATTCGTCTGGATGTCCATGCTTTTAGACCCTGCAAGCCGGGTGTGCTGCACCATGGTTGTTTAAGGCCAACCAAGAAGCCGTTGTATGAGTGAGAGCCTAGAACTGACCGGAAGTCAATTCCCTCCCATTTCTTAACGCACTGATTTGTGCGATGAGATCTTTGATTGCGGCGGCCCTGCCTGAGTTATAGGCACGGTCCTCCGCGGAAAGCGATGGGAGGAGGGCGTTGAGCACCTCGTCCCGCAGCGTGTCGTCGATGAGTTGGCCCATGGCCTTGAGCACTGGGTGCTCCTCGGATACGGAGAGAGCCTCCGAGAGTTGTTCGTCGGTCAGTTTCATTGGACTCCAAGGCGGCCGGTGATGGCGTTCTGCTGCTGTTGGACGCTGAATTGCAGGTTTTCAATGTACTTCTGCAGGTTGGCCTGAAAGAGCGGGTCCTGCTGAAGCTGGGCCTGGTATTTCGGGTTGGATTGCAGCACTTGCTGGCTGAATTGCAGGCGCATGGGCGCGGTGGGGTCGTTCTCCCGGAGTTGGGGCGGGTTGCCGAGCGACATGAGAGCGATCTCGTCGTTGGTCTCGTTGAACATCTTCTGCGCGGCCGGACCCTGCTGCATGACCAGCTCGCTGGCTAGGTTGGGGTCAATGGCCCGGAGAGCGACACTGATGAGCTTGGCGCGGTCAATGACGCCGGCAGTGTCGAGGGGCAACACAAGGGTGCTGATGGCCTTGAGCTTCTCGGTCACAAGGTCGGTGGATAGCTCGCGGATGTCGAATTTGAGCATCACATCGAAGTCCTGCACATCCTGCGGGAGCGGAGTGCTCGAGGCCGTGATGCGCTGGATCTCGGCCGGGCCGACGTATTGGAGCGTCAGGGACAGGACCTGGCGGAAGGCCTCGGTCCAGCCGTGCAGCCAGTTGTTGATCAGACGCTGCTGGCGCATCTGGGTGATCACCGGCGGGACCTTCTCGGTCGGACGGCCGAAGTAGCGGTCGGTCTGGGCCTCGATGGCCGCGATCAGTTGGAAGGCCACACCGGGCTCGCGGGCGGGCGGCGCAAGGAAGCCGATCTCGCCGCGGCGCAGGACCGGGATCTGAACGGCCGGACCGATCTTCAGGTTGCCGCCGCGGGTTTTGGGGACCTCAATGGGCGGGAGCGTGGCGAGCGATGTGTAGTCGAAGATGGAGTCGCGCTGCGCCTTGACCTCGTGCTGCCAGGTGGAACAGACCTCGGGCACGCCGCGGCTCTCGGTGATCTGGCGGTGGATCAGCTCGGAGCGCCATATAACGAAGGGATACTGACCGTGCGTGTAGTCCAACAGATCGAAGTAGCCCCACTTGTCGCCAACCTGGGGGCTGAAGACGGTGTAGAACACGCCCGGGATACCGTCGGAGTCAATGGACTTTTGGTAGGCGTAGACAACCTCAATCAGGTTCTCGCGGTCGAGGATGGAGTTCTCGGCAAGGCCGACGGCTGCGTAGGTGTAGGCCGAGTAGTCGGAGAAACGGCCCATCGTGTTGATGGCTTCCTGCGCCCACTCGGCGTCCCAGTCCTCGGTCTCCACCTTGTTGAGAAGCTGCGCCTCGGTCATGTAGTAGCGGCGGAAGACCACCCGGGCGGACTGAATGTCGGTGGTCTCGGGCGGGAAAACCAGCTCGTCGTAGGGTGCCAAGGCAGCAACCATGGGCTTGTTGCTGACCATCGTGGGGATCGGGAAGTCGCACTCGCCATCGGTGCGCAGTTCGCGAATGGCCTTAAGTGCCCGGCGCTTGCGCAGGTTGGGGAAGGCAGCCAGCAGGAGCTCCGCGGATTGGTCGTCGGCCTCGGGGTTGGCGATGAGATTGGGCAGGTCGGCCAGGATGGAGCCCTCGGGCGACTGGGCGGCCAGGGCCATGACCTGGTCCATCGTCAAATACTGCTCCTTCTGCCCCATCTCCTGCTGCCAGGTGACGTGGACGCCCGCCCAGCCGTAGGTCCAAAGGTACTGGGAGAGCAATTCGACCTCGCGGGTGAGGTCGTTGTACATCCGGGAGTTGACCGTCCAGTCCATCAGGTTGTGCGCGGTGACGGCCTGGTCAAGTTGGCTGATGTTGGTGGGCGAGACACGGAGCATCGAGCGCCAGAAGGATGTGGAACAGAGGTCGACGAGGCCGTTGATCACCTCGTCGGCCAATGGGATGCGCGTGTCGGAGGCTCCGTCCCAGGGAAATGCCGGCTTGTTGCGGTTGGCATCGTTGTTCTTCTTGCCGTCGTCGGTCTGCCCAGGCCAGCGGCAGTAGCGCACGTTCTCGGCATTCTCGACCCGAGCGAAGACGCCGTAGTCGGTGGCCGAGCGCCGCAGCTCCTCGGTCAATGCCGGTACATTGGGCTCGTCGCCGACCCGTGCCATCACGTCGGTTGCTTGCTTGTAGGAATCTCCTTGCATAGTGAAATGGTTTAGTATCCGCCGCCGCCGCGGCAATCAAAGCCCCCTCGGCCTACGAACGCAAGACTTGAGACCAAAAGCATTCCCAAACAGTCGATGGGGTCTTTGGTGCAGCCCTTCTGCCCGTCGCGGCCGGTGTGCTCAGATAGTGCGTAGGAAAGGTTTGCGCAGGTGTCGGTGATGTAGAGCGATGGCTCGTTGAGCGGGGTAAGGGGCTGGGTGGCGTCGTAGGAGAGGAGCGAATTGATGGCGGATGTGCGTTGGTCGACAGGCACGCCGGGTGCGGGAATAAAGGCCATGCCATCGTCGGTGGGGTCGTCGGATTCGGCCAAGAGGTCGATGAGGGTCGTGCCGCCGGCCTCGGAGAGCGCGGGAGAACCGCCGGCCTTGGGGTCAATCAGGCGCATGACAGGCTCGCCGTAACCGAGATCGGACTCGATTTGGCGGAAGAGTTTGCGGTACTCGGAAATGGAACGGCCAGCGTCTAGGGTTTGCGCTGGACCGAGCTTGCCGTCGGGCTTTTCGGATGGCAGTGCCCACTCTCCGTAGTTGCTGAAGTCGGGAAATTCGCGGACAACGACACGCTTGCCGTCCTCGTAGACCAGGAGCCACAGGCAGAACCAGTTGCGAGCCCCGGCAGGGTCGCAGACCATGTATAGCGTGCCGCCGGATGGCACCTTGGAGGCCGGAATGCAGTGGATATCAGAGCGGAAACGGGCGAAGGCCTTGCCGATGTTGTCCGAGGCCCAGCCGTAGGCACGGGTCAGGATCTGGCCCATGGGCGAGGTGACTAGCTTGGACTTCATCTCGTCGAAAGGGTTGTACGGGTTGTCTTCCGAGAAGAAGAACACGGTGCGCCGGTTGGTCTGGGGCTGCACCATAGTGCGCACGGATTTGCCCATAGGCCAGGTGGGTAGGGCCTGCTTGCCTTTGATGAGCTCGGCGTCGTCAAAACGGGCAATTGCGGAGCCTGCGGTGAACTCCTTGTAGACCGAGGCGACGCCTTCAAGGGGAGTCTGGGTCACGAGGAGCTTGCCGCGGCGGGTGATCAGACGGTAGCGCAGTGTGTCTACCCAGGATTGCGGTACAAGCTCATCACACCAGATCAGGTCGGCCTCGCGGCCCTCAATGGTGTTCTCAGACTGCGTGTAGTTCAGGAAGTCGCAGCGGGAACCGTTGGGCAGGATGAATGAACCGTCGGTGAAGCCATTTTTGCGGGAGTAGTTCAGGTAATGAATGCGACCCTTCTTGGTCGCCCGGAGTGCGACGGGCAGGTAGTTGTAGATCGCAGGTTGCTGCACGGTGACCGAGGTGGCATGCGAGGTGTGGCAACAGAGAACCGATGCGTTCTCCTTCTCAAGGAGGGTTTGAACCACGCGGCGGGCGGCCCAGAGTGTTTTACCGGCGCGGTTGCCGCCGGAAATCAGCAGTTCCTGAGTGAGCGAATACTCGGTGCTGGCGATCTCCCAGTGGTCGGGAATGTAGCCGTAGGTGTACGGATCGGCCTTCTCAAGCAGCACGAGCTGGGTGCGCTTCTGTTTGAGCTCGAGTGCGCGGGGGTGCGAGGCGTCGACCTTGGGTATGACAGGGTGCTGCGGCTGCTCGTTCCACCAAGCGGTATTGCAGGCCTCGGTGCAAAAGCGTTTCTGCTTGGGGCCAGAGTGCTGCTTGATGATCTCGAAGGGCTTAGAGCAGGTGAGGCAGAGTGGTTGGCTCATTTATCAATATTTTTCGTTTTGGGGAACCCGTCGACTTTTACCGTTGCCGCGGATTGCATGACCCCCTCCCCCCGGGGGCCCGGGCGGCCTGGTGTCTGCCTTGTGTAACGGGGTAGGACATTGGATCTGCCGAGTGGGGCAAAAGTGCGTTTCGATCAATGTTTGCAGGGGTTTGCTGCATGTTTGCGTGACCAAGTGAATATAATACGTATTGTGCAAGAAAACGCTGAAACAGGCCTAAATGCGTGGTTTTTGATGGTGCTTCTGCGGTAGGGGTAGGACATTCCGGGCCATTACCTAAACCAGGTCGGGTGTTTGCTCGTCGTTCACAGGGGTCACATTCCTGTCCCGCAGGTCCTTCATCAGGTCGCGGTGGCTCACAGAGGCCGTCATAGCGAGGTGAATGCTGGTGGGCTGGCCTTTTATAGTAGCCAGCTTATCTGTTAGCACAGCTACCGCTACGGGTAAACTCCTATCATCTATGAATGACATAGAGTCTTCTGCTAAACGCTTAGTGCCTTTCCATATAGCTACCTCTATGAACCCGGTAACATCCTTGCGCCAGTCTTCCTCATTCTCAGGGTAATCTGATGGCACTTTGACACCACGGATGTATTTGAACGCAGTATGTTCACTCAGACCTGTTTCTTTTGATATCTGAGCAAGCGTTTTGTTTTGCAGTATACCTTCCACTATCTGATCTGCCTTCTCTTGATCTAGCTTTGAGTTGAAGTGTTGGTTTGGTGGTGGCTTGGTGTAACCTGTTTCCTCGGCCGCCTTTTTAACCTTGTCCTTGAACTTCTTATCGAGCTTCGGGTCGTCTTTGAGAGCCGCTGCTACCGCATCCCTATGGGTTCCAGCTTTGAGCGCAACGTCATTCAGTGATACCCTTGTCTTCTTACCCGGCATAAGTCGCAAAGCTGTAGGGGAACTCTCCCCAGTGGTTGAGTTGTTTACGTGGCTTCATCGAGAGGTGCTTCACTCCGGCCAGGGTCATCCTGACTGCGGCAGCGTAATCCTCACTGAGATACTCGAGTTTGCCGGGCATGGATTCCATGGCCAGTGGCATCCACAGGGTCGGGAAGCGCTCGACGCGCACATCGTCGCACCAGTCGATCCTGTATGGGCTCTGCACTCCTGACCCTCCCAACGCATCAAGTGTCGCCATAAGGCATTTACGGGGGATTGCGAGGCATCCCGATGCGAACATGGTGATCGGTACCAGCTCCGCTGCGCACTCAGCGTCATTCACCTGATGCTTGAGGGCCTGCAGGTGTTCCGCCTTGGGGCGCAGGGCCGGCCTAGCGGGCAGTGAGCGGCACGAGTAGGGGATGCAGACGGTTGCCTGGTGTTCATGGGCCAGCTCGGCCATGCGGATGACGTCGGCCGCGCTAAACTCAATGTCATGGTCCAGTTGCACCCAGACGTCTTTGCCCGAATCGAGGAACCATTTGGTGGCTCGGCAACGGCTGCGGGATATCAGGGCATCCTCCCGGATGGTGCGCAGATCGGTCTGCCTGTCGCTACGGGCGAATGTGGCTGTCAGGTCTACCCAGGACATCATGCAGGCCGCACTGATGCCACCGTAGGCGTACAGTGAGACATGGATGGACGGCCTGGTGCCTGCCTGAGTTACCGCTTGGGCCTTGCTGGTCGGCTGCGGTGCGTAAATGAATGGATCTTCCATCTGTGGGGATTCTGCCTTTGTTGTGGTCATGGTTCAATATTCTTCCGTTGGTTTGCGAGGTAGAGTTCATGGCCCTTGGTGATGAGATAGACTACGCTACCTCGGGGCACCTGGCAGACCTTGGCAACATCGTTCAGCGACAGGCCGCGGTCGCGCAGGTCGTAGGCCTTGCGTGCCATGTCCGGCGTATGGCGCTGCTCGGTGACTTCCGGTTCATCCTGTATCACCGGGTCTGGTGTGCCGTCCTTCTTGAACGCCATGCCTTCCGGGTACGAAAGCCAGCCACGCTGCACGCCTATCTTCACAAGTTGCGGTGCTTCCATCATTAGTTTTGTTGTGTTTGTTATTATCATAATAATGATATGTCTAGTGGTGTTGCGGGCAAGTCCTTCCTACCCTTGCCGCTTTTATCTCCTATAAGCTGAAATATGCGTTGTCTATGTGCCTTGCCACTGGCACCAGGGTGGATAACGCAACCAAACCTCCCGTCTGCCTGGACAATGAGGTGATTGCGCTGCTTGTCCCCACCTACCTCGGCGCAGGCTGGGCATTGCCCGATCAATTTCGAGCCAATTTTACGCAGGCCTACCGCTGTCAAGTGGTGTCTAGTACTTGGGACGGGAGGGACGGCATTTCTCAACTCCATTCCTACTCTGGAGCAGCCTATACCCACTTTTACATCACTACCACCGAGTTGAGAAGTGCCGTCCCCCGTCCCAAACGCTTGACACTGCTTGACAGATCTAGTGCTTTTCATGCGGTCAAGGTTACTTTCATGTAGCCTCGGGACTGTTGTTGTTGACCGTCACTACGGTAAATATGGTTCGACGGGATGGCTTGGTGTATCTCCAGCATCAGTTCAGCGGCACGTTTCTGGAAACGCTTCTCCGGTTCAGGCCCCCATTCCTTGTTGCTGCACATGGCCATATAGGCAGCATACAGCTCCTCGCTAGTAATACTATCCGATGACATACTACTAGCACGGACATGGTTCACAATAAAGTATCTCACACTATCACTTTCGCTCAATAAGTTGTCTATCATACCGCGCTGCCTATCGCTGACCGGAAACGGCCTACCGGCCTGCATCACCCGGCACAAGTCTTCCGCGCCCTCTAGGAACCAGTTCAATATCCCGCTGCCTTCCCGCTCAATCATCACATCGTGATAGTTGGGGATCACCTTCTCCGGCTTGGGCTGGCTGAAGTCGAGCAGTAGCAGCCGTCTCGACCACGCGCCGAGGTCGCCCTGCACGTTGACCTTCAGCCGGCTATTGGCCGTCACAATGACGTTCCAGTCGCCGACCACGGCCTTGGCACCGCTCTTGCCCTTAAACTCGACGGCCAGCCTGTCGCCGCCGGTCAGCGCCTTCAGGAACTGGCTCTCCTCGCAGGACAGGAAGTCCGGCGGCACATCGCTGCCGATCAACAGCGTCCGGTCATGGAAGTTGCCCAGTTCAAACCGGCTGCCCAAGTGATTCGTTCTCAGCTCGCTGCAGTTCTCATCGCCGACCAGCCGCCGCACCAGCCCAGCCACCGTGCTCTTCCCGCCGCCACCGGTTCCGGTCAGCAGCAGAATCACCTGCGGCCTATTCCTCTGCAGCAGCGCCAGGCCGCCCCATCTCTGCAGCAGTACCTGATCCTCGCGCTCGGGCAGCGCATGGTTCAGGAACGCCTGCCATAGACCGCTGCCCGCGCCCTGCACATACCTCACCGGCGTCTGGTTCCTTGACATCCACTCCGGGCCGAACCCGTGCATTGCGTAGGGCACGCTCCTGAGATCCACCATGACATTGCTGCAGTGCACCACGCTATCCGGCCTGGTAAACGGATTACGCTCCACCTGCAGCGCCCCGATCAGATCGACCACCTGATCCGCGAAGCTCACGGTCAGCCGCGTCAGGAGCGTCGGCAGCCGCGGATCCTCTGTCGATGCCATCTGATCCAACAGAACGCGCCTGGCGGTCTCCAGGACCCGCTGCTGCATCTCCTCGCGGCTCATGGATATCCAAATCCCCCTGTCACCGGCATACCAGTAGTGCTGCCCGGTCTGGGCATCGAATAACAAGCGCTCCTTGTGCGCCATATATCCGGCAAAGAAGGTTGGGTGCAGATTGCCCGTGCCGCTCCTTCCGAACGTCCAGGGCACGCCATGCTGCCGGAGCAACTGCGCCATCTCATCCCGACTGCCCGGCGCCGGCCAGCCCTCGGGCCAGCGAATCTGGCTGAACTCCAGCGTCACTGGCGGCCTGTCCACTAGCACGCTGTACTCGCACCCGCTGGGGTGCACGCCCTTCACGGTGCTCAGGTTCCCCGTGCTTCTCCACTCATACAGCGGTTTACCCAGCAGCCGATCACCCACCTGGACCATCTCTGTCGTGCTCCGCTCCGCGCATGGCCCCGGGTACTTGCCCGTGATCCTCACGCCAATCTGCGCGCCCCTTTTACCCTTCCACCTTGCCGACCCCTGCAGCACCGGATTCACACTCAGGAACGCCTCTAGGCTGCCCTCATCGTCAAAGTCTATCGCGCACAGCCCGCCGCTCCATTCCCCCAGCCTGACCGCCACGTTCCCGTGCTCGAGCATGACCCGGTACACGTCCCTCCTGGTACTCTCCATTGTCTCCTGGGTGTACTTGACCATCGGAATCTTGGTCCCCGGGCTTTGCGGCACCAGGAATAACGGCGTCCCCAGCCAGCCCTCGATCTCTTGCGTCGTCATCATAGCTCTTCGCGCCTTTCAAACCGCAACGCCTCCTGGCTGATGAACCAGCCTTTCGGCCACTCGGTCAGGTAGATCCCGCCCAGCGTCCGCACCCGGCTCAGTGCCACATAGGCCTGCCCGGGCTCCCGGGCCGCCCGTATATCAATCCGCGCTGCATCCAAGGTGAGCCCTTGCGCCCGGTGTATGGTCATGGCGTAGGCCAATCGGAGCGGGTATTGTTGGACGGTGACCCCCAGACTATCAAAGAACCATTTGCGCCGGCCCAGTGAAATCTTCTCGCCCCGGCTCTCGACCACGATGTCGCTGCCCCGGAACTCCATCACCCGGCCCACCTGCCCATTGTAAAAGCCCTGCTCCGCATCGTTCGCGGTAAACATCACGGCAACCCCGGGCTTCAACTGCAGCACCCGCGGCGTGCTCATGTTCTTGGTAGCAAACTCCACCGCCTGATCGACGCCCCTGACCTCGGCGTCAAATACGGCAATCGGGCCATCGATTGAGCTCAGTCGATAATTATTCCACTTGTCCACCTGCACGTTGTGCGTCATCAGCCGTGTAATGTGCTCCGGCGGGTTCATCCTGAGCGCACTGCGCAACAACTGGTTGTCCCGCGGCTTCATCCGGCCCACTCGGAACCCGCTCAACATCTCAATGAACGGCACGTCATTCTGCCTCCGCACCCGCTCGAGTTTGATCGTCTTGAAATCGGCCTCCTCCCAGGCCTGGCTCAGGAATGCCCAGTCGTAGGGCTTGCTTTGGTCGGTCCTGACCGGCGGCAACTGCAAAAAGTCGCCCAGGAATATAACCTGCAATCCTCCGAAAGGCCGGCTGTCTTCTCTGATCCGCTTCACCCAGAAGTTCAGGAAGTCGAGATGCCGGCCGGCCATCATACTGATCTCATCGACCACCAACACCTCGGTGCTCCGCACCCGCTTGCGGGCTCCATGAATCGAAGGCTGCTCCTCCAGCCGCTCGGCAGCCTGAAGGAAGTCCTCGCCATCCTGCGGCCCCAACTGCATGCCGCACCACCTGTGCACAGTGGTCCCGCCCACGTTCAGCGCTGCAATGCCTGTCGGTGCCGTCACTGCCACGCTCATTGCTCCCGAATCCAAGAATTGCTTGAGCAGCGTGCTTTTACCCGTACCAGCCTGGCCGGTCAGGAACACGTTCCCGCCCGTTTTGGCCCATACCATGAACCGGTCCTCCGGTGTCGGATCGAATTCGGTTTCCGCCGGCCAGGTGGTAGTCTCCATATCAGAAGCTGGGGATGAGGATGTCGGAGACCTTCTGGGTGAGTTCCACGTCGCGCAGGCAGTAGGCAATGGCAGCCTCGCGGTCGGTCTTGAATAGTTCGTGGAAGTGCGCCCCGTTGCCGGCCTTGTCACCTAGCCCGAGGTGCCTCGAGATCGCAGCCAGATTCCCGTGCGCCCGGTTGTCGCCCAATTGCCATACCTCGCGCAGATCCACGATTAGATCGCTCCAGTAGCGCCCATTGCGTATCCAGTAGGGCACAGTGATCCGGTGCTTCCAGGAGCGTTTGAATAGGAACGGCAGGTCGAACGGCTTCACATTGAATCCGATCAACTGCGGCTTGCGATCGAAACTGTCGAGGAGTGTCCAGAACTGCTGCAGCATGACCTTTTCGCCATCCGCATCGGCGCAGAGCACCGCGGGTTGGTCATGCTCGATACGGTAGCCGATAGCCAGCACCTGGCCGCTCAGGGCATCCAGTGCAGCGGTCTTGATGTAGTCGCTGGCGTGGTTCTCCTCGGCCTTTTGGAGCTTCTCGGCGATGATGTCCGGGTTCTTGATGTTGCCGAGTTTGACCTGGCTCGGGTCAAACGGTGGGATGACCAACTCCCCGGTGGGGAGCGGTCCAGTTTCGATGTCGAAGTAAATGCGTGGGTTTGCTGGCATAATGCTAAAACGGTTTGAATTGGTAGTTGTGCGTTTGTCAGCGGATGCGCACCCCCCGCTTGTCCATGAGTCCCCAGCAGCGACAGGCTGCCGGGAAAGTTGTTAGATCTGCTTCCCGCAGTGCGGGCACAGCTTGGGTTCTTTGGGCCGCTTCAGGAGCACCGGAACGCCCAGCCATTCGCAGATCTCGGAGTAGGATTTCCATCCGAAGCCTGTGACGGCATTGGGATGCAGGTGCCCGGACATATACAGGCTCAGGGCCTCGGTCTTATCCTTCACCGCCATGCGGCCTAGGATATTGAATGTGCGCGTGGTGAATGGCCAGCCCCACTGTGCCTGGATCTCGGCCTTGATCTTAGCCGCCTGCGAGATCTGACTGATGCGCTGTTTAGTTAAGCCCATGATCTCGCCGATCTGTGTGATGGACTTGCCCTCGGCCTTCATTTGCATGACCTCGGGAATGAGGTTCGCAATGTTGCAGCGCTTTTTCTTGAGAGCAGTCATAGGCTCAGTAGTTAAGGTCATCCTCTTCCTGCTTTATCTGGGCTGCCTCGTCGGCCTTGAACTTTGCCTGATACCAAACCAGCGCATTGATCAGGCGCTTGTCGTCAGCGGTCTGCTTGACCTCGGCCCGGGCCTTGGGAAGCCAGTGCTCGATCAGGCTCGTGATGCTTTCCTCGGTCAGCTCCCGGAGCTCAATGCCCTTGTGCTTCCCGACGTGGACTTTGACCTTGGACGCATCGTCCGCCGGAGGCTGTCCACCGCCCGAGGTCTTGCGGAAGCTCGAGTCGCCCGTTGCTGGCGCTGCCTTGCCCTCGGCTCCATCCTTCGCGGGCCGGTCCTGCAGCCGCACCCATAGCCCGCTTGCTGACAGCGGATCGCCTGCCTTGTGCGGCATGATGAGTTTGATATTCGCGTAGGTTTTGCTTCCATCCGCGCTCTGCTCATGCCCAATGACCAGGCTGGCCGGCCGCCCAATGAGGCTCTCCAGATCCAGACTTTTGTTCTCCTGATCGGTCAGCTTCCGACCAAACCAGTCCTTGAGGAACTTGGTGAGTGCTGCCTTCTCGTGCAGGCTGGGCACCATGGGCTTGGTAAACACCACCCAGGGCTGCACCGGGTCCCTGCTGTCGTCCTGCAGTTCAATCTCGAACGCGAACTTGAACTTCTGCTTTACACCATACTCGGTCTCGTACTCCTTGAGAGGAGTCACATCCACGCACACCGCCCGGCCCGAGAACTCGGGGCACGGCGCGAAGTCCTTCTTACCGCCTGTTGCGCTAATTATCATACGTCTTACTTTGTGTTGTTGTTGTTGTGTTATTTCGAGGCCTGTTTTTCGACCTCGGAAAGTTGCTGGGCCATACGCTGGTACTGCGACCAATAGTCTGGCCACGTCGTCTTGATCTTTTGTAGGTTATTCTGGTCGGCCACCATCACCGCGCCGCCCAGCTTGCGAACGAATGAACCGCCGTATTCGATCATCGTCCTGGCCACGTCTATGTCGCTCATTTTGTTCCCTTTCCACGCTTGCAATTCCAAAAGCTGGTACACTCAACCTTCTTTTCTTTTATCACCCGCTGTGTTTGACCGATCTCTTGTTTAGATAGCAACCGAAGGCCAGTTCCTTCTTTGATTATCCGCTGAGTGTCATTGGATGATATCACAGCTTCACCTCCTTGGCTTTGTTCCATCGGTTAATGTTTGCTATGTCGTCATTGTCATACATGAGTTCATTCCCCGCCTCCTCCAGCCGCTTGATGCGTTCGTTGGCCGCAAAGAGTTCGCGTTCCATGAGCTTCATATCGCCTGCCAGATCGTACATGGTAGCGCCGGGTTTGAAATAGGCCGCATCCGTCCTCGGTGTATCACTGACCATTTTGTTGGTATCACCAATATGGCTCACGGCTTGGCCTCCCTCGCTTTAAGCATTGCGTCGGCTATTTCGAAAGCCTTAACAGATGCATTCTCTAAGCCCCATCCTCTGATAATCAATGCCTCTATCGCCTTAGCGGCAAAGTAGTCGCGCAGGGTCATGCCGAATTGGTCAGCACTGTTGCCTTCGGGATGATACCCCATTGGAAACGCCGGTCCTCCGTGCCAAATTGATTCGCTCATTTCGATTCCTTCTCTTTCGATTTTCCTTCTTCAATAATTGCCATCACGCACCGCTTTTTCACGCCAACATAAGCCTGCATGACGCGGATAGCCTCAATTGTTTGTTCTTTATTCATTTGGTTTCTTCCACTTGTTGCATTTCAACAAAGTCCAATGTGTTTGTTTCGTCGATTGCTATTCCTCGGTTATATCTACGGCAGTGTAATTCGATTGCGTTGTAGACCTCATTAGCCTTTTCTTCTGGTAGATAGATCAACAAAATACCTTTAAGAGTGATGCGGAATACTTCTGATTTAGTTTGTTTTTTGCTCATTTGATTCCCTCCGCAATCATGGCGTGCTCAAGGATCAGCACGGCGTCCGCGGTTTTGAGTGTGATGTGCAGGCTGGGCCTCCTTTGCTGCGCCAAGCCTTTTAAATGGCTCTTCCAGGCCTTGCCGTGCGTCTTTGAGGTGCCAGCCCCAATCGTCTTCTGCCAACGCTGTGGCGGCACCTCAATCACCCGGACTTTGCATGCTGCGATCAGGCCATGCAGGAATCCGACGTTGTAGCCGAAGTTAAACATGGCGCTGCCGGGTGCTCCCTTGCCGCCGATGTAGCCGCCGACCTTTTCGATGTAGACCACGTCACTCACACCCAGCCTGTCGAGGACTAGGTCGCGCACATCGGCGTCGGTGGCAGGCATGGCGTCTAGCGTCACGCCGTTGCGGCCGTAGAAAGCTAGTCCGCCCGATAGGCCGGGGTCGATTGCTAGGATGCGCTTCATTTTGCAGCCTTTCTTAGCCAAGTCATTATGGCCTTGTCGGCTACTGCCTGCATTTTGAGGCCGTAGGCGAGGCAGTAGTCCCGCAGGGCCTTATGGGTGGTGGGTGTCACGTTGATGGTTTTTGGTTTCATTACAGATGCTTGCGGACTTTGTTCCAATAGGCCTCGGTGGCCTGCTTCTTCTCACCCCTAGGACCGCCACCGTTCCACTTGCGGGCGAGCTGCTCGGTCGTGCAGCCCTTGCCGTAGTACTTCAGGTAGGCCTCGCAGACTGCCCTAGCCTGCACCCGGTTGGTCATGTCCTCCCATCGGTAATGGCTGCCGGTGAATCGGTTCACGTCCTGCACCACGCCGCGGTGGATCTGCAGAGGCCCGAGGGCGCGTCCGTTGTCTCCGATGGCAAGATCGTTGCCGGAGGACTCGACGATGATCAGAGCGCTGATGAGGTTGGAAATGGTGGTCATGGTTTGGAGAGTTTTGCGCGTTGACCAGTCGCGCCCCTGGTTGGGTGGTATTGGCCCCACCCGGGCCTAAAGTGTTGTTGCCTTCGACGTGATCAAGATGGGCGATGCCATGCCTTCCGTCTACATAAAAAACTGTTTTTCTGTAGATTTGAGAAAAAACTCAATGTTTATGCGGGTCAAACAGGAGTCACTTCTTTGCGATTAGCACGAATTTGGCGAAAAACTCAGCCTTGGGACGGCAATGGATCTGGCCGTCGTCGACCCTGCGATAGACCACGGCGTCCCACTTGGTCTCACCGACCCGCAGTTTGGCGTCGAGAGCGACCACCTCCACCTCGATCAACGGCTTGAATCTGTTGAAGAAACGCATCGGTAGTGCGGTACTGGGTAAGATGCTCTGGTCGGGCAAGGTATGCGGAATGTTCTGAACTCCATGATGCCGTGCTTGACCGCCGCAGTCAGCATTTGATTTGTCTGAGCCCTCGCAAGCCCCCATTCCTTGCCCCACTGGAGCGCGGTTTTCCATTCAGGGGCCGGGACCTCAACTTTACGCTGAATCTCGTCCCGGATGCGCTTTAGAAGCTCGGAAGATTCCATCGTGTTTCTCCTTGGGGCCATTGGTGGACGTAAAGCTGGGCTGATGTCTCGGTGTACTCGCCAAAAACGATGCCATGGGACCACGCAAGCGTACCCCTTCTTCGCAGCGCGTAATCCATGCATGGCGCGTCCGCAAGCGTCCCGGGCGACAGACACACCGGATGGTCGCTGCGACGCCCTGTGGCCATTCCTGCGCGATGCGCATGGGCCACCACGGTGTTGCCCCACGTCTCCGCGGTGTCGCGCATGAAATTCTCAGAGTAAAGGATGCCATGGCCCCATTTGAAGCCTCCCAGGGTGTACCAGCTCCGAGGCAGCACGTCGTGATGTTTGATAAAGATCCGGGCATGCCGCTTGATCGGCTCACACATTTTGTCCCAGATGGCCTCGGCAAAGCCCCGCACCACGGTGTTGTGGTGGTGCAAATACTTCAAAGCTCTTTGATCGTGGTTGCCCAGGATGAACACCGTCGGCCGGAGGGCATTGAGAAAGTCTCGACCACACTCAATGTCATCGAGATAGTCGTCCGCATGATCCGAGTCGTCAGGGTTGGCCAGAGAGCCTGCGCGAAGGCTGGCGAGGTCATAGGCGTCCCCCAAGTGGATCACTTCATCGGGCTTGAATTGCTCCCGAAAAAGCAGGGCAGCAGCCAATGCATCCTTGTTCGCCCGATTCCCGTGACTGCACCCGACAGCCATCACACGTTTTCGGCCTTGGACAATGGTCACACCGGATTGCAAGCATTTTCTCTAATCAATTGCAAGCACTATGGCTACACCACGCATCAAAATCACGGAACGCAAGCTGCTGCGCTACAATGCCGTCGGTATTGCCTGGGTCGGTGACGGCCGTGTCGAGATCGACCCTCGGCTAGATGAAAAATACCGGCTTGAGGTCCTGGTGCATGAGCTGCTGCACCACATGCATCCCGAATGGGTCGAAGAGGAGGTTGAGCGCCACGGCAATTGGCTTGGGAAGATCCTGTGGCGGCAGGGCTATCGGAGGATGAGGCCCTAATTACGGCCACGCGGTGTAGACCACCGTGCCCTGGCCATTGGCGTCGACTAGCTCGACAGCGTTCACGCCCTTCAGCTTGCCTAGCGCGGCCAGGAGTTGCGTGTCGCTGGTGGCATTGGCGATGCAGGTCGACACGATGTCCGCGTCGTCGTAGGAAGCCGACAGGTTCTCCTTGGTGCGGTCGCGCCAGACGCGCACCACGCGACCGTTGGAGAGATTGACGCGCCGCATTGATTCGACGCAGGGGAAGGTGTGTTTCATTTGAGACTTTAGATTATGTCAGCGCGACGTATTTCCAAGCCGGAATGTCTTCGTTAAAAATATAAAGTCTATTGTTGGTGCGGTCGAAATACATCGGTGCACGTCCTGCAAGCGATCCATATTGCCCCGGGCTATAATTAGGCTGTCCTCCGGTGCCTGATGGAATCCAAACAAAACCATACTCCATGGCCCGATAACCAGAAACACCATATAGATCTCCGCCGTTCTCGGACCAATTGGCTTCTCCAATTAGCTTGCCAGTGGTGCTTGAAAACTTAGCAAGCGCGTTTGTGTTGGCCGAGGAAGGCCCCACCACGTCGCCGCTTCCGGTGCCTGTGGCTGCGATGGTGATTGAGCCTGGTCCATTGGTGATCGTGATACCAGTGCCAGCCGTTAGAGTTGCTTTATCAAAAGCATCGTCGACCCCATTGCCGATCATCAGCTCGCCATTGGCATAGCTGGGGAAACCTAAGCCGCCATTGGCCGCGCTCAGAAATCCGCCGAGGGTTATGGTGCCGGACGAGGTCACGGGACCTCCAGTAAATGACAGGCCAGTGCTTCCCCCCGACACATTGACGCTGGTCACCGTGCCGGTGTTGCTGGTGTAGCCGTTGGGATTGCTTGCCGGGTAGGCACCGAGGTTGGTCAAAGCATTGCCAGCACTGGTGGCTCCGGTGCCGCCATTGGCCACAGCCAGCGTCCCAGCCAGCGTAATGGTCCCCGACGACGTGATCGGGCCGCCGCTGGTCGTCAGGCCTGTCGTACCTCCGGACACACCCACAGACGTCACCGAAGCCCCTGTGGCAATGCCGTCGAGTTTGGCGACCTGCGTGGAGGTCATGTAGCCGTTCTGCGTGCTTGTAGCCGGCACCTGACTGATCACTGGGGTCGTGCTGCCCGTCGCCACCGAGATATTGGCACTGCCCGAAGCCGATACGTTGGTCACCGTGCCGGTGTTGGCGGTGTACCCGGCCGGGTTGCTGTTGGGATAGGCCCCGAGGTTGGTCAGGGCTCCGGCAGCCGTGGTCGCCCCGGTGCCACCGTTGGCGACAGCCAGGGTGCCGGCCAGCGTCAGTGTGCCTGTGGTCGTCACAGGGCCACCCGAGAAGGTCAGGCCTGTCGTGCCGCCCGAAGCATTGACCGACGTGACAGAGCCGGCAGCAGAGGCCGACAACGTGGTGCCCGACATCGACAGGCCGGTGCCTAGGCTGATCTCCTGGGTGACTCCAGCACCACCACCGGCACCACGGCCCAGCAGTATTGAGGCAGCAGAGATGTTTTGGATCTTGGCGTAGGTCACCGCGCTGCTGGCGATTGTCTGAGCCGTACCACCGGCAGCCTTGGTGACGTCCCCTGTGAAGGCACTGGTCTGGATGCCGCCGGAGCCTGTAAACTCCACACCACCGCCGACAGCCAATTCCTCGACAAAACCTATGCCAGAGGAATCGCGGCCGATGAGCTTGTCGGTGGCAACCGTCTGCACCTTGGCAAAGGTCACAGCAGCATTGGCAATGGTGGCCGCAAAGGAGCCTATGCCAGACCCTGTCACATCCCCGGTCAGCGTGATGGTCTGGTCGCCGGTGTTGCTGCCCGACAGATTGCTGCCGGTCACCGTGCCCGAGGCAGCCACCGAGGTCGGGGTGATAGCACCCAGTGACACGGTCAGGTTGGGCGTGCTGGTCGCATTGGTCACCGTGCCGCTCACACCGTTGGCATTGGTGAACCCGAATGACGTCACCGTGCCGGTGTTCGACGTGTAGCCATTCGGATTCGACGCAGGATAGGCTCCCAAGCTCGTCAAGGCAGCCGCCGCGGTGGTTGCATTCGTTCCGCCTGCCGACACAGCCACAATGCCTCCAAGCGTGATCGTGCCGCTGCTGGTGATAGGTCCGCCCGAGGTTGTTAGGCCGGTACTGCCACCGGACACGTTGACGCTGGTCACACCGCCGCCGGTAGGGCCAGTAGGACCGGCAGGGCCGGCGGGGCCAGCAGGACCCTGCGGACCCTGCAGACCGCCGGCACCGAGAGGTTTGGTAGCTCCGGTGTCGAGCCGGGTGATTTCGCAAATGCTGTAGATTTCGTTGATAGCTGGCAGTGATGCAGGTATGCCCAAGTGATCGGAACCGCTCGCAGAGATGTAGTACTCGATGCGGTAGATCGTGTCCTTGTGCGGAATTAGCCGCACGTTCATGTCCAAGTACGGGTTGTCCTGATTGGATACCTCGATTGACACGCTGTAACCGATGACGACCGCGTTGGTGACATCGTAGACACGCATCCGGGTATGTCCGGTGTGGCGGAAGGCGCTGATGTTGCGCAACTGGTATGATCCCGCGGCCAGTTTGAATGTGTTGCCGGTCAGGTCGAGGATCAGACCATTGGGGTCCGACTGGATCGTGTTGAGTTCCCGAATCGTCCAGGTCGTTGCCACACCGGACCCTCCACTGGTGCCCGAGGTCTTGCTATCGGTAAGGACAGCCACCTTGAGCGTCAACGAGTCGACGTCTTTGCGCAGTTTATTGATCAGGATCGTGCTGGTCTGTGAATCGTAGCTCATTGCTTGGACTTCTTTCGGATGATGCGTTGGGCCTCGTCAAGGCTGCTGGCGATGCCTAGGAGGCTTCCTGCGGGGCCGTAGAGTCGGAATGATCCTTTGGCCTTGCCCGGGAGCGCACGGTAGCCGCCGGGGAAGCTATAGGCACCGGGCATGGCGGAGTCGGGTGAGGGCATAAACTTGGGGTCGTACCCAAATTCAAATATTGAGTCTCCGTTGGTGTATAGGTCTCCAGCATTGACCGTCTTTTCAAGGATCTTGTAGTCGCCGCCAAGTGGTCCTTCGCCATGATCGACGGCGTAGCTCTTGATTGTGGTGATCCAGTCTCCAGGGTTGATCTCGTTGGACTGAATGCTTTTCGGGATAGCTCGGAACACTTTTACCGGCGCATCCGGTTTGCCTTTAGCAGCTTGGATGATTCGGGCAGCAGCCTTGTCCGTTGCGTCACCGCTTGAGTGACCGTAGTACTGGGCCGCATTTGGGCCGTAGACGTCGTCTGGATAGACGCCCTTCAGATTGTCCAGCGGGGCACCATAATCGCGCTGCGGGGCTTTATGCTCGCCGCTGTAGTCCGGCATGAAGCGCTGAGCGCCTACTTCAGGCCCAGCCGCTTGGCTCGCTTGGCCTGCGCCCATTCCTTCGCTGCCTCCAGCGCTCCCGATTGCGCGTACTCGTCCTGTTCCTCCTGCATAGACGTCAGACGGTCGTCCAGCCACTGACTGATAGAGGGAGGAAGCTGCGGAGGCATAGTCTGACTCTCCTGATTTGCTTCGGTATTTGAGTTTCTCATAGAGTTCCTTTTCGAGATACCACAGCACGGCCTGAAGGTCCGCGTTCTCCAGCTCGATGCCGCGAGAACGAAGCTCCTTCTGCACCTCTGCAATGCGCTCCCGAATCCAACGACGATGCGTGCCGTCGACCGGGGCCTCGACCAAGGGATTCAAGCCCTTTTTCAAGGCGTTAGCAAACTTTCTTGTTTCCTCGAGCGCAGATTGACCGGCCTCAGATGATTTCTTGGCCGTCTCACGCAGCGCTTTCTTGGAAAACCTGCCGGAGATGGTTGTGGCAGCACCGTCGATGGACGTGCCCTTGAGGTCGCCACGCTTGACTCCAAGCATCTCAAACTCAGACGGGGTCAGCTTGGCAATTGCATCGCGCAGGTTGTTGCGCATCTCTCGGAGCTTGGACGCAGCCAACGGCTCCACCTGGGTGCCGGTCAGGCGTCCTAGGGTACGCATGAACCAGCGGTCCATGGTCACCGATGAAAAGTCTCCGTACAGGTTGTTGAAAAACGAACCCAGCTTGGGACCGAGCACAACAGCAAACGGGACAACCTCGTCGGCAAGCTCGGATGAGCCAATAGACTGCGCCTGTTTCTTGGTCCAACCAAAGACGTCCATCAGGGCTTGGCGCAGCTCCTTCACGGTGCCCTTTTGCACCATGAAGTCCTTGGTCTTCTCCCAGCCGACGTCCTTGATCATTTCGTTGAGCATTTCCAGGTTGTTCTGGATGTTCTCAATGCGATCACCGGACACGAACTCGCCCGAAATCTCCCCAGTGTTCTTCCAGTTGCTGTATTCCTTCCAAGTCTGTTGGAACTGCGGCCCTACCTTGTTGCCGTCGGATGTCGCAGCAAGGATAGCCTTGAATATGAAATCGTTCTCAGGCTTTGCGATGTCGGGGTCGAGTTCCCGCATCACATCCATCGTCAGTTTGACGTTCTCGTCGTACCAGCCTTTGGCCTCGGGGTGCAGTTTGACGGCACGGTCGATCTCCTGAACTAAGAGACCGACCAGCCTGGCGTTGTCCTGGGGTTTTGCCTTGCGATACTCGATAGCCTTGCCGAAGAGCTTCTGGAAGGCGTTGGCAATGTCCAACACCTTGGGCCGAGCAGGAAGCTCCAGCTTCAGTTGGTCGTCAAGAACGGCAAGCCCATCGCTTGTGCCGTCCGGCATGAACCTTACATCCCCCGCTTGTCGTACCGCCCCGCCTTCGCCTTGGCCTTTTTGGCCACCGACAGCGCGATTGCGACCGCCTGCTTCTGCGGTTTGCCGGACTTCATTTCCCGGGACACGTTGCTGCTGATCGATTTTGGGCTGTAGCCTTGCTTGAGTGGCATAGTCTTTTTCTGCTTTGAGTTTGGCTTGTTCTTGAGTGTCGAAGATCCCGGCGGGTGATCCATCGGGGCCGTACAGGCGGAACTTTCCGTTCTTCGACAAGATTCGATAGCCGCCATTCTGATCGGTGCTGACCGTGGTCTCACCGATGGTTTCAGCAGGCTGGAAGTTGAGCTGAGTGCGCCGATAGCTCGACTGCTCGCCCATGTCTCCAGACCAAGGGATCTTGGCACCTGTAGGATTGGTATTCTGCAGGCGCTCAATGCGCAGGTCTTGGTACACCGATCCGCCTTTACGGTTCGCCACGTATCCAACCGTAGGGAGGTTCGACATGACATCTCCCTGTTTAGGAACGGCTCCCATGACCTCGTTGAAGAAGTTGCGCTTCTTTGCGCCTTCTAGGCCTCCACCAAGAGCCTCCGCAGAAGGAGCAGCATTCTGCTCGGCGATGTTCTTCAGGTAGACGTCCTTCAGTGTGGACATCGCCTGATCGTAGTTGCGGAAGAGGTTCTTGTAGGTCGGCTTGGTGAGAGCCTTGTACATCCGGGCCTGCACCTTGCCCCAGTCGACCACCTTGACGTTGACGCCACCCTTGCTGTTGATCGAGATGCCGTAAGGCAGGAACAGCTTGTCGGCCTCGCCGAACACACCTGACTTGCCGGTAGATCCGTAGACCTTCCAGTATTTGCCCTCCATCAACGTGCCATCTCGGATTGCCGTTGCAATGTCGATGATGTATCGAGAAGTCGACGGGCTGAAAATGCCGCTTTGCGACAGCGCATCGGCCTCTCGCAGGCTCAGACGTCCTTCGATGACCGGATTGCCTTTGGCATCCATGCCGCTGACGCTGGTGCGTTCAGCCTGCGGAACAGACTCAACGACACGCATAGTGCGGTTGGCGACGTCCGCTGTCTTCGCAGCCAGTTCTGCCTTGGACAACGGCCTGATGATGCTGCCATCCGGGGCAGTCATAAACAGGTCCGAGTATCCACGGGCCATGATGACGGCGTTCTGCTGCGCCTTTGTCATCTTGCTGGTGTCGACCTTTTGCTCGGTAGGCTCGTAGTTTTCCTTGGGCGTCACCAAATTGCGGATGGCATCTTCCATCCATTCGAGCTTTATGCGCCGTCCGTTGGCGTCGTAGAAGGTACGAGCAACAGGGTCAAAACCAGCCTGCAATGCACGCCGAGTAAACCGTTCCGAAACAGCTTCCTTGGCGTTGTTTAGAGCCAACTCGATGAACGACGGGATGCGCCCAGGCAGCATCGTCTTAGGGTCTTTACCTTTGAGGAACTCCTGCGTGTAGTAGGCAGCAAACTCGTCAGTAATACGATTGAGCGAGGCAATCTGCTGCGCTCGTTGTTGCGTAGGATCGAAAGCATCACGCAACTCAGTGCGAATCCGATCTGCAATGACCCGTCCGCCTCTTGACTCCAGCTTGTCTGCGTAGGCGTTGGCAAAGTCGGTGAACTGCTTCTTGAAGTCAGGATCTTGCGAAGACGTGTCGATGACCTTTCCACCAAGCATATCCTTGATAGCCTGAGTGATACGGGCATGAAGAATCTCGTGCGGCAATGTTTCAGGACTAGCCTTGTCGACATTGATCAGGACGGTTGGCTTGCCGCTTTTGACGTTTTCTGGGCCGATTGAAACGCCGGCATAGTTCACTGTCTGCAATGCACTTGGAACTGTGTCTGCGTCGGTGTGAAAGATAACTTCAATTCCAGCGCCTTCTGCTCCAGCAACCTCAGACAGCGCCTTGATGAGCTGTTTGTTGTTGAGTCGGTTATACAGAGTGGCGCGTGCCTCGGCATCCTTGATGGTCGAAGTCTGCTCACCGGACACTGGGTCAACATAGGTGAACTGCACTTCGGTAGGACGAGTGTTCAGATCGTCGACCGCGGTCTGACGCACTCGAGCACCATTGAACACGTTTGCCTCGACTGATTTGGCTAGTTTGAAGCCGCCATCAAAAGCACCAAACCCAGCACCGCTTCCAATAGCGGCAGCAACTGCGTCTCCTTCCTCGCCAGTCAGTCCTGCAAGCAAACCACCAGCAGCTCCCGCCCCAACCATGGGTAGAAGGATTGTCGCAGCCCCCTTGATTGGAGCTTCAAGTCCACTACGGGCCACTGCCGTTCCAAGAGCACGCGCAGCAGCAGAAGCACCCTCTGCGGCTGCAATGCGTTCTCCTGCGCCAAGAAGGCCTCTCTGAGTAGCCGTAAGGCTTTGACCACCCGATACAGCCCCAGCCTCTCCAACCGTCTCCATGGTGCCTCCAAGCGCCTTGGTGCCACCGATAATGCGGGATGCAGTGCCAACACCAGGGACATTCAACGTGCCGGAGATCGGCAGACCGGCGGCCTCACCAAGCGCGATGCCGGTGGTGCCGGTAGAAACAGCATCCTGAACAGCTTCGCCCATACGGCCGGACCCTGTGACAGCCGTTGTCGCACGGCCCAGCATCTCCTCGGGAATACGGGCGGCAGCACTCACACCCTCGCCACCACGCTGCAATGCAGCAGATATCCGCGGGATCTGAGCAACGCCACGCTGCAAAGCCATAGACGCCAGCTTGCCGCCACCAGCGAATGCAATGGACGATGGGTCGGCAGCGAAACCACCAACCTCAAGTCCCGGCTGGCTGATAGCCTCTTGCGGGATGCCATAGGCCTGCAGCACTTCCTGAGCAGCTGGAACACGCTGATCTTCCGGCGCATTGGCTCGGGCCAACTGGCGCTTGATCTCGGCAGCAGCGAGGAAGGCCTCGTACTTGTCGTCGTCGTTGCGGAGTTTTCCGGTAAGGTCCGACAGCTTGTTCAGCGCGGTATCGAGCAGGCCCATGCCCATGCGCTGCGCCTTGAGCTTGGACTGCACCGCAATCTCGGCAGCCGTACCACCGGCAACTTGCATCGGCGTCACGCCTTCAGGCGGTTCGATGTACTGACCAATGGCCTCGCCTGCACGGTACGGCAGCATGGCGATGTCCTTGGCCGTCTGCACCGCGGCCTGTCCCATCGTCGCAAGCGGAGTCTCTCCCAGCAGCGGCTTGGTCTTGGAGACCTTGTAGTAGTCGAGGAACTCCTGCTTGCTCGGGATGTAGTCGGTCTGCGCTGCTTCGAACTGCAGCACCCTGTTGTAAGAGTCCTCGGGCGTGGAATCTTCAACGATCCCTCCTTCAACAAAGCCTCCCACTGAAGGGGATTGCTGTTGAACAACGTCCTCAACGATTCCGCCTTCAACGAATGGCATAGGTGCTATTGCTTCAGGTACTCTTGATATTTTCCAGTGGCAGGATTCAAAACCATCGCCTTTTCGCCTGGCTTCAATTCGGCTTCAGCCTGCTCAACGCTCTGTTTGCGAGGCATCTGTGCTGCAGTGGTCTCTTTTCCGCGCTGGAACATACCCTCTGGAACGACAAGGTTCTCGGGCACGTTGCGATCCTTTGCCATCTGCTTGAAGCTCTTGGCAACGTCCTCGGCCTGCCTGGAGATGCCCGAGTAGTTCTTGCGAGCAGTTTCAACGAACGACTTGCGTTGAGCGTCGTTCAAAAACTTGCCATCGAGAGCCTGATTATAGGCATTGATGACGTATCCAGGAACGCCAGTGGTATTGCGAGCCGATGCGTATTCGCCCTCCCGGACAGTGCTTCCGGGATCGAGCGTCTTCATAAAAGCGAACACCAATGCCATGTCGTCGCTTGGACGATAGCGATTAGTGCCGACATCCTTGGAGATCGTCTCCATCTGGTTTAGGAATGAACCAGCGACGTTCATGTTCTTGACGGTAGGGTCGTTCTGGAAGTCAGCAGCGAACTTGTCAGCGAACTTCTGAAGCGACTCGGGCAGATCGTCGTATGCCTTGGCAGCAGCATCGCTGCGTTCAGCCTTCACGGGAGCACCGAATGGAGTGCCTCCTACGGTAGTCTGAACCATGCGGGTTCCAGGAATAGGAGTTGAACCAATAGTCGGAGCAGCACTGTAAGTTGTCTCAATTCCTCCAGGTCCAACCTTGCTTTCTTTAGGAATAAGCCCAGCAGGAATTGTCTGTTCAGACCGACGAATCATCGGAATCAGCGACTGCATCTGAGCCGGAGTCAGCTTGTCGCCGTACTTGCTGATCAGCTCGCTGGTGACATTGGCATAGGGAGCAGTCGGTCCTTGTCCCTGCGGACGGCTCATCACCTCTCCAAGAGCCTGAGTGAAGTATGGTGCGGCAGCGGCTTCGCGTTCAGCTTGTCCAAGCTGGATTCCACCAAGCTGTAATTGCTGACGGGCGGCCTCGGCCTGAATGTCTTGAATCTCCCGAGCCTTCGCCTTGTCAGCCCTATCCAGGTAGAACTCGGCATTCAGCAGCGTAGCCTTCTTCTGCGGTATGGACATTGACGAGAACTTCTCAATGTCGCCGAGCAGCTTCGACTCGGGCGTATTCTTGTCCATGATGTTGCCGCTCTGGGCAA